TGTACTTATCGCGGCGCTCAGTTTTCCTGTCCAGATAATTTTTATCTATCATTATCTTCTAAAACCTCTAACAGTTTATTTTCGTACCAAGCTGCTTTTTTTAAATCTTCTATTCCGTTTTTGTACGGAAAGCGCCAGCGGTACTTCAGACTGTTCCCTCGTAAGTAACCTATAAACTCTTCGTCTGTTAACATAGCTTGTATTCCGGTTATACATTCTATACCACCTTTATTATAATGTACAGGGCTGTTGACTAAATCTTCTTTGGAATCATCTTTTTGTAGCCACCTAACAGCGTCCCAATCTTTAGGGGTAGCGTTGTTAAGCTTATCTTTAGTATGTTGTTTCACTTCAGTCTTCTCCGTAATTTGTATAAGGTTCACTGTATTCCCCTATCTTATCGTTTCTTCTTGCAAATGCCTCAGTCTCTCTAGCTTTAACATCTATCCAAGAATCTGGTAGAGTGTCTTCACTAAACCACCTGAACCCGTTGGCTTCTGCCCACTCTGCATGAGATCTTTTAGTACCGTCCTTACGTCTCTTAGCGCCCGGCATAGGCGATGAAGGTTTTGCAAACAAGAATACCAGTTCAATATTATCAGGTAAAGTTTTTTTTATCCAGATGTATTTACTGTACTCTGCAAAATCCCAGAACCTTCCTTTAGATTCTAATAAGATTTTCTTAGATCCTATCTTTTTAACAAAGTCAGGTTCATAAGTATGCTCTATAATATAGTGTATCTTATCGTCATGGTGTACCCAATGTTTTAATATTGATTCATGTAAGACAGCCTCCCATATAGAATCATAACCTTTATGTTTTAAATTAGGACGCTTGACTCTGGGTTTTCTATAGCCTGTCAAGCACTGTCTCCTTAGTCATGTCCGAAAGAACAGCCCCTCTTTTTATTTCTTTTTTAATTTTTTTACGGATACCTCTAGGAGAAGCTGCGGATAACCTGTAACCTTTATTGTAGTGGTACTGCTGCTTAGGTATGAAATCTTTTACGTTACTGCGGTTAATCTTAGCCCCTTCTTTCTCTGAGATTTGATCACGTAGCCACTCAATAAATATTTCAATTGCTCTATGGTTAATTTTTTTAATAAGTTTAGCGTTCATACTTCTTCCACCTTTGGTAACATTTTAACTTCTGTTAAGTATTTAAAGCCGTTAGCGTATTTAAAAGTGCGTAAGCCTTTACCGTCATTAGCGTCTGCATAGCATTCAAACTTATAGTTACAATATGAACAAGGCTTAGGAAGACCCATGTTTCCTTTAGCTCCTTCAGGAACAGTGTTGTAGCACCGCTTAGGGGGAACGGCCTGATCTAAGTCCTTCTTTAAGTTGCCTATTGTAACTAAGATGTTAGGCTTTTCCAACTCTTCTGGTTGGTATAAGCACAGCTCCCCTGACTCTTTAGACATAACTAAGAAGCCTCCATTCTCAGTTCCTTCAGCCTCTTCATAAGAAGCTAACTGAGCTAGGTATCCAAAAGGATCGTCATTGGCTACAGCTCCTGACTGAAACTTCATGAAGCCCATTCGTGCTGCTGTTTTAATATCGACAACTTCTCCATTAATTTTACAGTCAATGTGTCCCTTGATGCCGTCAACAACAACTTCTTTTTGCTCATCAGTTACCTTGTGTCCAGCCATCCTCACCAGCATCAATACAACCGCTTCTAGCATGTGACCATATAAAAACCTAATATGGTTTGAAGGTTGGAAGGAAGGTGCCTGTGCAGTTTTCTTTTCATACCACAACTGCCTAGCAGGTTTACCAATGTTAGACATCCTGATGCTAAACTCTTTGTTATGACCTGAAGGTCTTGCCCAATGTATCAGGGCTTCTTTAAAATCTGCAACAGTCCTATCAATGTTTTCATCTGATAGTTCTATAGATTCTCTGTTGTTTAAAGGCTCTAAACTTTTGTATATATCTTCTACTAGGGTATCTAGTTTCTTAGAAGTCGAAGGCTTGTTGGACACAGTTACTCTCCTCTTGTTTTTTCTCAATGGAATCTAATGAGTTTAATATATTTTTAAGATCTTTTAAAGGGATCAAGAACCATTCGCTTGAATAATTCCTAGCTTTTTTTATAGCTAAAGTATGTGCAAGCTTCTCAGCCTTGTCTCTATTTTTTACATACACTTTATGCTCAACAATATAATCCCTGAGAGGGCTGCTAGTATTGTAAGACTTACAACGATCATCCGCATCAACAGCCTTGCCAACTTTATACCAACCATCCCAAGCCGGGTTACTTATAATATACACATGGCCTTCCTTACGGGTAGCGTATGTGCCAAGACTTGAGAACGCTGCATCTTCAAAAGAATTATACTTTCCGGGTTTATGCAGCGCATGTTTTTTAGAGACTTCCTTACCGTCTAAGTACATACGTCGCTCATCTCTTTTCTTAACAGCCTCTGGATTATCCTTGTAATAAAAAGGTCTACCTGTCTGAGGATTAATGTGTTTCACTTAAGTTATCTCCTGTTTTTAAAATAAATCTTTCTAAAAAATCTTTTATTCCTTTAGCGACATAATGCTTAGGAGGAGGCCAGCTAGGGGTATAGCGAGACCATCTTCCTGTTGTATAGTAATAAGAGTAAAACTCTTTTTCATAGTATATCCAGAACATGTGAGCACCGCTCTTATATTTAAACTCTATACCTTTTTCTTCAAAATAATCCATAACATCTTCAACACTTTCGTTTGTAGTATGTCTGAATTTTTTTTCTCCTTTTGAATTGGTTCCGGTGTAACTCCAGTTGTACTCGCTAGTGTGTTTCATACCAGTTATCTCCTATATTATATTCACCGTCCAGAGGACAGTCCATATTAAAGTGAAGTCCTGCTTCTACAATAGCCTCCACACCTAGTTTACCAACTGTCTCAGCTTGATCTGCTCTAACTTCTATCTGCCACTCATCGTGTACATTAGCAACGAATGTAGCATCCAAGTCTTTTATCTTATCTGCTAGGATAACTTGAGCTTGTTTCATTACAATCGCACCGGCACTCTGTAGTTTTGTGTTTAGTGCAGCGTGTTCACTCCTGACAAATACTTTACGACCGTCTAGTCCTTTGACATATCCTTTTGCTGCTTCTCTTTTAACGCTATCTCTAAGATGTTTAAGTGGTGGGAGATTATTGAGGAATGATTTCTTAAGTCTTGATCCATCTTTTTTAGTTCCTTTAGCCACTTGTCCAATTTTAGCATCTCCTGCTCCGTACAGGAAGGCATAGATGAAAGTTTTAGCCTGAGATCTTGATTCAAGTCCAGCAAGTTTTTGATTAGTGGTGTGTATATCTCCGTTAATGACTTCATTAGTATAGTCCTTATCATTCATATAGTGTGCAAGCATCCGTAACTCCAAGCCAGAAGCATCGATACCTACCAGCTTATAGCCTTTAGGTACAGTCCAGCAAGCCCTACACTCTGCACCATACTCTGAAGAAGAGCTAGGTATCTGAGCCATGTTAGGACTACGGTGAGTCATGCGCCCTGTTATAGTACCGTTGTGATTTACAAAGCCATGTACCCTGCCTGTATCCTCGTTAAGTTCTTTGAACCATGAGAGCAGTTGGGCAATTCTTTTCTGCAACATAAAGTAATTTGCAATCAGTAATGCTTCGGGTATGTCTTTTATTTTTTTGAGAGTCCCTTCATCTATTATAGGTTGCCCTGTAGGTGTGAAGTTTTCTGGAACCCAGCCTAGTTTAATTAAGCGTTCGCCTATCTGCTTACGAGAGTTAAGATTAAAATCATCCTCTGTCTTTATAATTAGATAAGAGTCTTTGTTAGCTGTGAAATAATCAAACTGTTCGTCAGTAAGTTTCTGAGACTTTTTGCTGTTGGCTATCGCACCAAGCTTAGACAGCTTACCAGCCTGTGTATACTTAGGACGAAGCTCATAAGCTGTCGCAGGTTTACCCATTGCCTTAACAATATCTTCTTCTATATTTAAAGACAGTGTGCTTAGTTCTTCCAACAACCTGCCACACTTCTCTTGATCTAAAAGGAACCCATGCTGCCTCTGCTTGTTTAGTAGTAAGGCCACGCCGTGCTCAAGTTCAACGCTTTGTTTAGTGAACCCTGCGCTTTCTTTTTTCAAAGCCATGTAGACTCTGTAATTAAGATACACATCCTGTTCACAATACTTAAGCATCTCTGTTGAGTACGTATCGTATTCATGGAAGTCTATTTTAGGACAGCCTAAGTGATAGCCCCAACGCTCTAAGCCGTGGTTGCCTTCTCTTACAGGGTTGAACAACCTAGATAAGACCAACGTGTCTACTATAGTTTTATCGAAAAGATCAATGTCTGTTAGGTTTTTTATTACAGGAATATCAAACCCCAGTATGTTGTGTCCGATAAGCTTGTCAGCATTTTGTAAACTATCTAATGCTTTGTCTAAATCGTCAGGCCCATAGTTGAACTGTTCTTTAGTGTCTACGTCTAACAAAGAAGCACACCATATTTTAGTAGGGTTAAGCCCGTTTGTTTCAATGTCGAATACATAAGAAGTCATATTATTTCCTCGAAGTCATCTTCTGTTAGCTCTACTTCTTTAAGTCTACCCGTATCCTTTTCGTATAACAAGTGTGTCGCCATACCAACATCCCCAGTATACCTAGACTTAAGAACTCTAAGATGTGTCGTGTTAGCTTCTTGAGGATCTTCAGATTGCTGATCCCGCTCAAGTGCAATGACACAATCACTTAATTGAGCAATACTTTGAGACCCTCTGAGATGGTTTAGCGATACAGTTATACCGTTCTCATGTCCCTTGTTACCCTCAACTCTTCTTAGATGAGATACTAGCACCATGCCGACGCCTGTTTCTTCAACGAGTTTACGTAGCCGCATCATAATATTATCAATGCCGGTACGTTCATCGCCAGAAACTAAGGATGACAAAAGCATGTGCAAATGATCGACAACAATCCAACGACACTCACAACCTATAATCATATACCTAAGCTTGCTGAGTATATCGTCAAAGTCATTGGCACCGAAGTGAGCATGAATCCACACACGGTCTTTGTTTTCTCCGTTAAAATAATTATCAGACAGCTCTGCATATTTATCTTGTCCATAAGCATCGCGCTCCTCATCAATGTATAGACGGGTGTTAGCCTCGATAGATAAAATACCATCAGCAGTACGTGTCCAATCCTCCTCTAAAGCCAAGATACCTACGTTGTCTTTTGTATTACCGATAAGCCAGTGCTCTAGCTCACGGGTTATACTAGACTTACCTAAGCCTGTACCGCCTGTCAAAGTAATAAGCTCGCCTTGCCGTATACCGTAGAGCTTTTTATTTAAGCCCTCCCAAGGGTAAGCAATGCACTCCTTCCTTGCACGGTGCTTAAGTTTGTCGAGATTATCTGATAGGTTCATTACACCGGAGGGTGTGTAAGTCTTAGCTGCCCACCAAGCAGTAACATATAAATTCTGCTTGAGTTGTTTGAGCATATCGTTAGCATCTTTATACTCATCAGGCATGTATAAGATTTTAGCTTTGCCCGGAGTTAAAAGTTTAGCAACCTTACGGGCTGCTTCCCTTCCGGGCTTATCATTATCAAAGTTTATTACTACTGTATCGAAGTTCTCTAAGAACTCTAACGAGTTTTTAAAGTCTTGGGGAGCACCGCCTGCACCATTCTTTAATGATACAACAGGCCACTTAGATCCAAGCAACTCGTAAGCTGCCATAGCATCGCACTCACCTTCAGTGACAGTGATGTATTTACCTTTGTTCTGAAACAACTGCTCTCCAAAAAGACCAGTACCTTTAGAGTTACCGCTCCATGAGAACATCTTATCTTGATCCCTAACTTTATAGCCAGCAATTTCATTAGCTATATAATAAGGATAAGAATGTTGGACGACCTGACCTCCTGAAATAATGGACTTGACTCCATATTTTTTAGCGGTGACTAGGCCTATGTTCCTATCAGTTAACTCGTTGAAATCTCCTGATGATTCCATTTTCATATTGTTTTTCGTTTCCTTTAAGCTGACTACTACAGGTGCAGTAGCATTCTTAGTCTCAGCCTCGTAATTTCTATACCACTTCCTGCAATTAAAACAAATAGCAGTGCCGTTATCGTTGATGGATACTGGATCACTACCGCCGCATTCTATACATGGTTGCTTATATTTAACAAATCCCATTGTACTTTCCTTGATTGAAAAAAAAGGGGGCTTTTAAACCCC